CAGACATATTTGAATATGTAGTATTACTATCTAATCCATGTCCTATAAATTGCCAATAAGTTCAGTCAAATACAAAGCTAGTTACTATGTTAGCAGGTCGTACTATACTGTCTGTACTTGTAGTAATAGCTGCATTGTTATACCTCATTGGGTATGCTGTGAAGTTGTTTACTTTTAGTGTAGAATTAGCTACTGTACTTGTAGTAGATGGTAGGATGTGAACTACTTGTCATTCGTGTAATTCCTTTATTCATGGTATACTTACTTCTTTCTGAACTGTTGCAGCTGCAGTAGTAGATTTACCAAAGTTATTAAGAGTACTTATTGTATTGCTTGTTATGTCTATTCATGTTCCTGCTGTTAAGTTATTTTGTTTAGTAGCTAGCAAAGTATCTACTTGGCTACTTGTATAATATGGGCTTAAATCTACAGTTGTTTCTCAGATTTTTGTCCATGTATTACTATAGTAGATCCACTCTTCATATTTATCTGCTCATGTTCCTATTGGTCATTTAAGATAGATTACATTAGTTTTAATATCTTGTGTTGGTAAAGTAGCAACAACTACAAATCATCAAAAATTTGCCAGAAGAGCATCTATCTCACTTTTATTATAAAGTTCAGTCTTTAGATAGTAATTTGTTAGATTATTTACTGCATTAGTAATAAATCCACTATCATTATTTAAGTCTGAAGTCTTTGTAGGTATTGTTGGCATAACCCCTCAGTCTTTTATTTTCTTTCATGTAGCTCAGTCAAATACTGCTAAGTGTCAATCTGTACTAGAAGCTGGTCAAACAACATCTCAAGTTCAAGTTCAACTATCTCCTTTAGGTATTCAGAAGTTAAGAATAGCATCTTGGCTAGTTCATACATTCTCTACAGTAGCACTACTTCATGCAGGTAGTGTAGTTGTAGTTCAGACTGTAATAGTTGCTGCTGTACCATCTTCTCAATCTTCTCAATCTTTTCATGGTGCCCCTGTTGCTCATTCAGGTATTCCAAAGTTCAAAACTGCCGCACTTGTAGTTCAAGAGTTAGTTACTGTAGCAGAGCTTCAAGCAGGTAGAGTTGAGACACTACCTACTGTTATTGTAGCAGACTCTCCGTCTTCTCAATCTTTTCAAGGAGTTCATGGTGTTCACGGAGTTCAAGGGTCACCTTTTTCTCATTTTAAGTTAGAGTATTGTGCCTTCTTAATCTTGTTTCAATCTTCACTATCAGAAAATAAGATATAGTCATCTTGTGCTATAGTAGTCTTTTCTTCAAAGTCTATAGGAAATATTTGTGCCATATTCGTATGTATAAAAAACTAAATAGATGGTCTTGTTTTCCAAAAAGTAGCAGGTATTAGCTTTCAACTATCTGCTAAAATATATATTATTTCATTATCTTCATCCGCCACCTCTGTATATGCATCCTCCAATGGAGTCATGTATGTTATAGGTCTAACTCTTCCATCCCAATCGGTCTGTGGCTTTAACCTTCCATCCCAAGATGTTATAGGTTTAACTCTTTCTTCCCAAGTAGTAGGCATATAAAGTTAGTTTGTATATAAATCTATGGTATTATATTCACTAAATTTCAAAAGCAACTAAAAAATAAAGTTGCAACTGAAAATTTTTGACTAAACTATAGGTGGTCAATATTTATATCATAAACAACAAAACTATGCAGACTACCTTGTTTATATTGCTCTGAACATCTATGGTTATCACGAGCATTGTTAATTTTGCTAAACCTGCATATGAGCAATTCGTAGGGAAGTTCGCTACAACAATCAATATTGCCATCAGCTTTCTCTTAGGTATTGCTTGAGCTTTCGCAGTTAAGCCATACTTAGATATTGAGATTGCAAGTGGAGCATTAGTTCTACTTTGATTAGCCATATGAACATGAGCAAATATATTCTATGACATATGGAAGTTAGTTCAGAATCTTGGGAGTAGGAAAGAAGATGCTATTTTAGTTGAATTACCTGATGAAGAAGATGGAGGAGCTAATTAACTATATCTTCAACCCACAAACTTTAGTCAGCATTGTAATCTTTGTATTCTGACTTGGTATGACACGAGCAAATCTGAATGCAAAACTTAGAGAGATAGAGAAAAGAGTAGATAAGATAGAAGACTTAGATTTAGATAGCAGACTCACAGAGATACAGACTAACCTTAAGCGAATAATGGAGAAGTTAAAAGATAAATAGTTTATTCCTTATGAATAAACCGATGCGAGAATACAAAATATTCAAAACAGATTTATGATTTGGTATATACAAAAAAAGAGAAATAGAAGGCAGAATCTCTTTATGGTTTTTAGGCTGAGATGGAAAGCGAGTATTAAGGAAAGACTTTTCTAAGACATTCTATCATAGAGAAGATGCTATGGCTGCTTTAGTGATTATGAAAACGAAAGATGGGAAAGAGGCTGATTAAGTTGTTGGTAATATTATTGGCAATTTGATGCAGCTTTTTACTTATATTGGAAGTATGATAGACCGATTATACTATAGGGTACAAGATTTAATTCAGCTGTGGAGAAATATTAAAACAAGGTGGAAGCTTTTAACTTATAGAGATAAATACAAGGATGTGAAAGAACAAGGAAAGAAAAGAGATACCAATGAGTAAGCATCACCTCCTTCCACAAAGCCAATGATGAGCTAACATACCGAGAAATATAGAGCTTATAAGAGATGTACAGCACAGAGCGATACATACTCTATTTGAGAATAAAATGATAGCAGAGCAACTATTAACTACTGTAGATATTTCTTCTAAAGCATTAAGAGAAGATGTGAAGCAATGGTTAATAGATACTCTGACATCTAAAGATATCTATGACCCATATGAGTGGTATGATGAGAGAGTAATAAAATAAACAAAAAATCTTTTAGCTTTTACTGATTGGGTGTGATGTGAAAACTAAATGAAGACATGATAGGTAGAATACAGAGCTACCCCAAAGACAAAAACAATACAGAAATCTGAAATGAACTCTGACTTAACAGGAAAACTGTTAGGAAATACAGACAGATGCAAGAGAAAACATCAGCAGAAGCAAAAGATGTTTTATCTTGAAAGGAGGAACAAATGTGGCTAACAAAAAAACTGCAACAGGAAGAGAAGCCCCCTAAACTCTCAAAGGAAGATGAGAAGAAGCTCAGCCTTTTAGAACACTATTCTCCTAAAGACATCCAAGAGCTACTGAACTATGTAGCTATGAATACTAAGAAGGAGATAGATAAGACAATATGAGAGCCATGACATCTGAAGTTCTGACTTGTTTCAGATACTCACTTTGGAAGCAAAATGGCTGCAAGAGAAGAATTATGAGAATTCTACGATATCGCCAAGAGTAAGGGTGTTGAGTGTTTCGTTCATGCTTGAGACATAGTTGATGGTAACGATGTTTATCAATGACAACAATTTGAACAAGATAGGGTATGATTTGAGGAGCAGTTGGCTGACATTAAAGATAATTACCCCCATGTATGACTCCCAACTTATTTCATTTGATGAAATCATGATGAAAAATTCCTTAAACAAAACTGAATCAATATATGCAAGGCAATCGAAACTGTGAGGCAAGATTTGATAAACCTCTGATTCTACGATGCTAAACTTAAATTAAATTGAATTACAATTCAACTCCACCATTGATGAGGTAGTATATGATATAGTAGAGACTATAAGCTGAATAGGATGTTAGATTGACTACCAACACAAGATCAACCTGATATCTTTGCTTTAGGTCACTTCCACAATTCGCTCTATTCACTCCATCGCTGAATTCATGGTTTCCTTCCTTGAGCTCGATTGAAAGAAAATCTGTTAGCCAAGAGGTTTAATCTATGAAATGAAATTGGTGGTCGAATAATTGAGATAGAAAAAGATGAAAATGGGAAGAGCTTTCTGAATATGGAATTCCTTAAATTCTAACAAAAAGTCTTGTTAAATAAAAATTCAGGAATATAATTATATGTGGTCGATTAGCTATCGTAATTGGAGTATGTATGTTATGGATGCATACTCCTCCCACTTAAAAAGTTTTATACCATAACTATAATAACTATGAAAGCACATGAAATTAACAAATGAGACAAATTTGGGAAACGGACATACTTGGGAGAGTATGAATATTATCAAGGCAAATACAAAAAGCTAAAATGCCAATGTGAATGTGGTAATGTCAGTTACATAACTCCCTCGATGTTAATTAGATGAAAAAATAAAAGTTGTTATAGATGCTCTATAGTAACACATAGAACTGACTCTCCAAGAATGTATTGCATACGAGACAAAATGAAAGAAAGATGCAGAAACCCCAAACATCCTGCATATCACAACTATTGAGAAAGGGGAATAAAAATTCTATGGAACACATTTAATGAATTCTATGAAGATATGCACGATAGTTATGAAGCTCATGTAAGAGAGTTCTGAGAGAAAAACACTACAATAGATAGAATAGATGTAAATGGGAATTATTGTAAAGAAAACTGCAAATGGTCAACAAGATTAGAGCAGAATAACAACCAAAGAAGAACACATCATATACAATATAACTGAAAGTCTTATAATTCTCTATCAGAATTGTGTAGAGATGTCAATGCTAAGTATCAATTAGTAAGAGATAGGATGAGACTTTGATGGTCTTTAGAAGAAGCTTTAACTAAGAAACAAAAAGATGGAGAGATTTGAAGAATCAAGTGAGAAAGACAAATGTGATAAAGGAATAGCATGGATGAAGAGCTGTAGAGAATGTCTATTCCAAGTATTATGTAAATTTAACCCTTATTATCAAAAAAAGAATGACAACAGACCAAAGTAAAAGAACACCTTGTGAGGTTTATACAAGAGTTATGGGTTATTTAAGACCTGTAAGCAACTATAACATAGGTAAGAAATCAGAATTCTATAGTAGAAAGTATTTTGATGAGAATAAGATAGATAATTCTGACTTTTTAAGGAAGTTTTTACCATCTAATCAAAAATAATGGCAGATTTAGAGAATGGATGCTTGTGAGTAGGAGAGAAAGTTACTGATTACTTACTTAGTGAATGAATTGCAAGTAACTTACCAACTCTATATGAACAAGATACCATCAGATTTGAGTATAATCAGTTCAATCAGAAGTGGAGTCAAAAAAGCTGCACTATATTTTCTGCTGTTTGAGCTATTTCAGATTTATTCAACTATGAGTTTGATCTCAAAGAGATAAAGGAGATAGATAGTCTGAGTTATACACAAGGTAGAATGCCTAATACTTGATGGTATGTGCAATCTGCAGTTAAGCTTGTAGCAGATTATTGGAATGAGCATCATTCAGACTTATGAAAAGTTGCTTATTATAGAGTAGATATGAGTGATGAGGAGAGTATTAAAGCATTGATAGAGAAAAACTACAACATATGTACATGATTCTATGGTAATTCTGCTTATACTAAAGATTATGCTACAGATGCAGTATTAAATGGAACAGAATTCTGAGCTACAACATATGGTCATGCTATCAATGTGATAAGCTATAACTGAAAGAGATGTGTAAAAGATAACTATAAAGGAAGAACAACATATGACCAAACTAAACCATGTAATATTTATGAGTTAGAGCATTGCACAGGAGAGATAAGTTGATGGCATTCCTTCTGATATGTGTATACTAAGGTAGCTGAAGATGCTTTAGAGGAGGTAAAGAGATTAAATGAGTTTAGAACAAATCTACTAAATGCAATAGAAGTTAACTCCCAAATGTGGCACCAAACGAATGACTCCAACTATCAGAGTATTCTACACTATGTTAATGATAAAAATCGCAAAAAGCTACAAGATATAGAAAAAGAACTTGCAAAGTATGTTTAAACCGAGTATAATTATATTGGTTGATTAGCTATCGTAATTGGAGCATATATGTTATGGATGTATGCTCCTCCCAATGAATTTGTTTTATACCATAACTATAATAACTATGTGACCTAAAGTAGATTTAACAGGAAAATCTTTTTATTGGCTTACTGTGATTTGAATATCTAATGAGAAAAAATGAAAAAATTATGTCCGAAGGTGTAAATGTAAATGTTGAAAAGAAGTATTAAGAACAACAAGCCACTTAAACGAGGATGTAAGACATTCTTGTTGATGTCGCTGATGGGTTAATCACCACCAAGCTTGAACTCATTTTCATAGGAAATATACAGAAGCAAGAAAGAGATGTAATAACCCCAATGTTGACAGCTATAAGTATTATTGAGGCAGATGAATAAAATTTCAACGAGATAATTTCAAGGAATTTAAAAATGATATGTATGAGAGCTACTTAGAACACATAAAGAAATATTGAGAGAAACAGACATCTTTAGATAGAATAGATAGTAACTGAAACTATTGCAAAGAAAATTGCAGGTGGGTTACTCGAGAAGAACAAAGTTTGAATAGATCAAATGTATCTCCCATAGAATATAAATGAAAGAAAATGTCTCATGCAGCTTTTGCAAGAGAGTTAGGTATAGGAAGACATCAACTTTCTTATCAACTTAATAAATGATTATCTATCGAACAAATAATATTCAAATTTGCACAGAAACCCCTATTATAACCATTGCTAAAAATTAAATAAGCTATACTTACCAAACAGAGTGGAACAACTCTCCACACAGAAAGAAAAAAGTCTGATTTTACTCAGGCTTTTTCTTATTTTTATCGATTCCCATAACCCAATCGCTTAATGCTTGAGTTATTCAATTATCATCCTTTAGAAATAAAGTCTTATCTAAGATAATTGTTACTATCCATAATGGGAATAGTATCAATCATAGAATGCTTCTAATTATTTTGATAGTCTTTTTAGATTTTTCTGATCTCTCTTTCTTTGTTTTCTTTTCTCTTTCATAAGAATCATCTCGCATATTCATAACTCGGATTACAGCAGCTGCTATCATTCATAATATGAGAGGGTATATCATACAAAAAAGGATAAGTAATAAACAAATGTAAGTTTACTTATCCTTTTTTACTTTGCAAGACTTTTATAAACTCCTATTGTCTATCTCAGCATTAGCTCATCTTGTCCATGAATTACCATTAGCATCTGATACTATTGTAGAATATCCTCATGCAACTGTATCTCAATTATATGGTAGTCTTGGAGTATCGTAGATTTCTTTTGCATCCTTAAGCCATTTCTGAAAGTCTTGTTCATTCTGTACCTTCTGTAGCTCTTCTATCATAGCTCTTCTTATAGCATTTTGCTGTTTTATTTGTTCTATATTAGGATTTATCTCATCCATCTTCTCATGTCATCACAAATAATTCAACACATCTACTATTTTATTTTGGAATCGAGAAGATGTGAATATCTTCTTACCAACTACTCCTAAAATACCATCTTTACTAATACCTCATCAAGCCATTACTATCCAATCACTCAGACTTATAGGATTATTTCATTTTACTCAGCTTTCCCATGAGATAGTGTTATCTACAAGATATTTAGCTCCTTGTGTTTCCTTATTTAACTGCTTTAAATTATCTAATCATGCTTCTTCTGCTGTTTTAAATTGCCATTCTCTTAATGCAGTATCTCTATTAGTTGCCAAGTCTAACTTCTTTGAGTTGTTATCCTTATAATATCCCATCTTCTGCTTTCTTTCATAGTATCTTTTAACTTCATTTATCTCAGACATAGTTAATCATCCCTCGTTATTCTTTTGCTGTAGCTCTAATAACCTTGAAAGCTGTGGGTCTTCTGTATCTCTTGCATAATCTACAATTCCTTCTAACTTTTTATCTCAATTTATAATTTTATCAACTTCTTCTGATTTGAATGTTCCCTCTATAGTATCCATAGCATCATCTACTTTTTTCTTGCTCCTCTCGAAATAATCAACTTTGTCTTCATTTGTTCTTATATCTCTATCATTTTGCCATTTTCATTGATCTTCTTTCATCATTTCCTTAAATTTCTCTTGTTGTTTCTTTGTCATTCTGTTGTCGTTCTGAATTATGTTTTCAGCTGTAGTAACAGCCTTCTTTTTCAGATTATCCCTTACATTTTTAGTATCCTCCCACAATTTAGAAGTAGAACTTGTGTCTTGCATCCATGTATTAAAGGTATTTAATATTTTATTATCTTTAGATATATTATCCATCCATCAATACAAACCACTTACATCTACAGATTTTGGATTTTCCTTGCTTCAATACATAAGTTTACCTCAATTTAATCAAACATCTACAGTTGCATCTACTGCACTTCATATTGAATTAGTTGGTCATCATAATCTATCAGGCACATAGTTACCTATCAAACCATTCTGAGCTATATCTTTACTACCAAATGCCTTTCATCCAAGTTTTGTAGCACTATTGAATGTATCTACAACAGCCAATAAATCATCTGCAGTACCAACAGGGTCATAGTTCATTAAATCTGCTATTGCATCCCAACTTCAATATCTATCCTTTAGTACCTGTCTTCATTCTTTAGTACCAACTAACTTAATCAATCATTTATAAGTATCCATTGGGTTAGTCTTTCATCTTAGTGTAGCTGTTAATGTTCTAACTGCACTTTCAGGCAGATTAGCAAAGAACTTTACTACATTTGGAGAGTTTATCCCATTTAATGTATCATCTGCTCCAATTAAACTTTCTCCTAATGTAGCCTCTTGTTGCACAACTCGTTTTCTAAATGCTTCCTCATCTCAACCATATTCTTGAGTTCCCTTAATCCAATCAGTAAGCCCATCTCGTAGTTGTTCTACTAAAGTATCTCATTCTACCATCTGAGTTCTAATATCTCTATTAGCCACCATTTTGTTGTAAATCTTTCTATATTCTTCTATGTCTTTATCTGATAGATTATTTACTCTATTTTGAAGATTATTTACTGCTTTTTCTCATGTAACAGTTATTTTATCTGCTAATACATTAGCACTATTATCTAATGCCTCTGTAGCATATCAGATAGGATTAACAAGCTCTTTCCAATTTGGTAATATGCTTGTTCTTCATAGTTGTTGATTTACTACTCAGAATCTACCTCATGTAGCTTTTGATGCTCACATATCTAATCTATCTTGAGCTGTCTCTAATCATGCAGCTCTATATAAATCCATGTTTCATTTTCACAAATAAGCATCAGCCAACTCAGCTCCATCAGGTAAAGCCGAAACAAAATCTGTAAACAATTCAACATCATTTGCATCAGCCTTCAAGTTATACTGCCTTTTTAGATCTTGAGAGAACTTAGTCAATCTCCATTCAGCATTAGACACTCCATTATTTATATTTGCATTTTGATAAGCCACCTGATTTAGTTCTGCATCCCTTTCATCTAACTTTTGATTGTTCAGCATAGTTTTTACATTATTCTTATAGTATTTATCCATTTCTTCTTCATTGTCCTGTCCCTGTTGTCTTAGAAAGTTGTAGCTTTTTTCATTCAATCATGGATATCTTGGATTGTAGGTGTTCGTTCATTTATCACCCATGAAGCCTGTTAAATAATTATTAACCATTTGTTATATATATAAGATGTAAAGATTATTTACTTATTAGAAATATTTAGCTACCACTTTAGCCACAGCTAATCTATTAACTCAATTTTCATCATATCATGAATCCTTAGAACTGACAAATGAATCAACCATTGTATCAGATATCATGCTTGAGTTTAATGGAATAAAATCAGTTCTACCAATTCATCAATTTAAGAATCGTTGTGATACAGTAGAATTCACATTGTTTAATATCTTATTCATGCTATATTCAGAACTCTCTCAGATAGAAGGGAAGAAGAATTCATAAGCACTCTCTCGCTCTTCTGCATTGATGGCAGCTCAAGACTCTTTCCTTAACTTTATCTCACATAGTCTCTGTAATTGGTTTAATGCCATTCTCTGAGGCTCTGTTAAACTCTGATTATACATATAAGTGAATACATCACTTTTAACATTACTCTTATTCCTCTTTTTGTAGGCATCTTTTATTATTTCTTGTAAATCACTATCCTTAGTTAATTCTTGTAACGATCCATCATTAAGCATACTATATGCCTGAGAATAGAAATTAAATGCCTCATTTAATGAGCTTGATTTACTGTCAGTAGAAGCATTAGCTAATGCTGATTCGTAAGCATCTGCCATTGGATTGTTAAATGGTGCATAAAGAGCTTCATTAGCAGTAACTTTATTGTTGGCTTTATCTTGTTGATAAGCTTTAACTTCTGCTCTAAAAACATTCCATCCTCATTTGTTCTCTATATATTTTTCTGATGGTGAAGTTCCTTTTAGATATTTATCATATACTCCAATATCTTCTGTAGAATATCATGGGTTAGAATTCATAGCATTCTGTCGCTCACTCGTTGGAACAGGCTCGGGATTTACCTTTGTAAAACTACCTGCTTGCTTCGTAGCATCGTAAGACCCTCTCACAATACTTAGATTGTATGTAGATTCTCCCCAACATTCTTTACCTGCTTGTCCATTTGTATCAAATACTGTTATAGTTCAGCTATCTAAGTCTATACCTTTTATTACTCATACATGACCTGCAGAAGTTCAATCGCTAAGTTTTGCTCAAGTATCTAATACAACAAAGTCTCATTTTTTAAGCCTGCTATAATCATTACTTGCATTTACTCCGAATTTATTATCACATACCTTTATCTTATCTGCTAAGCTATTTCAGAATACCTTACTACCTCATGCTCAACTTAAAATATCATTAGCTCATGCTCCACATTGTCCTCATCGAGATCAAAGCTGTACTGCATTTTCCAAATTGGCTACATAAGTATCCCAATCATTACCTGATACAGCCCAAACATCTGAAAAGTTTTTAATCTGTTGTGGTCTATCGCTACTACTAATACTATTAGGGTCTGTATTCAATAACCTGTATCATGTGTAGTTACCATTAGCATCATAAGTTATTACTGCTGATTGTCAGTTTATAGTTCCCAAACTCTGTTTTCAACCATATGTAGCATTATACATAAGTTTATATTCAGGTTTACTTTGCATTTGTTTATTCAATGTAGTCAATTCTGCTCCTAAACTACTTCCATTCTTTATAGCAGTTTGAATATCTTGAGCTATTTGCACACTACTTCTTGTTGTTGATATACCTGCATAGTTTTGTAATAAACTATCAACACTATTCTGTATTGCCTTTAATTGAACTGCAGGGTCTTTACTATTTATATTTCCATCTTGATATTCCTGTTGCTTTAGCCAAAACTCCCATTGTCTTTCCTGCTGCTGTTGTGGAGTCTCAAAGCTCATTAAGTCCATAGCAAATCAGAGTTCATTCATCTGCTGTTGTCTTGCCTGTTGATTTAGCTGATATTCTTGTAATCACATTTGAAACTCATTCTGATATTGTTGCATTCTGTTATTATACTGTGTAGCATATTTGTTATATTCAGAATTAGCAGTTCTTAACTGTAGTTGTAAATCGTATGTTCTATCTGCAATTATAGCTGAAATCTTAGCTCTACTCGCTCATGTTCATTCATATTCTTTTTCTACAGCTTTTTGCATAGAAGCAATATCATCTTGAAGATTTTCTATCTGTTCTTGAACTTCTGTGCATTGGTCTGATAGTCATTTCATTTCAGGAGACTCCATCTTCTCCTCATACTCTCTAAAGAATTGAGAAGCTCAGTTATCAGTATCTCCACTCATCCATTGCATGAACATTTGTTGAGCAGCTTGATAAGCCATCTCTTGTATAGAGTTTCATGTGAAGTCCATTCACTTATCATCATCATATGCTGCAACTATGTTTCATTTGTTAATCTGACTCATCAATTCAGCATATTTGTTAGGGTCAGAAACTCTTAAATTCTGAAGCTGTGCATCTGATAAGTCTCAGTTCTTATATTGTGTATATAAATCTGTGGTAGGAGTAGATGATAATGTTAGTCAATCTTGATATCACTTATACCATTGATCTAATGTATTTTTCTGTACTTCATCTCTTGCATCATATGAGAAGTTTCTCTTGAAGCTTTCATAATCAGTAAAATATTCAGGGTTACTCTTTTTATAGTCATTCAGATTTTTAACTATTTGGTCTTGAGCATCTTGAGATGTCTGATTGTAGTAATCTTGGCTTAGTGGTTTCAAAGCTCACTCTTGTTTAACCTCAGGAGTCTCTGTTACTGTTTCAGTTTTAGTCTCTTCTTTTGCTACAGAAGGAGTTTCAGAAGAAGTCTGATTATTTCTTCAGAATTCACTTGCACCTGTAGCCATATTCCTATCTGTTGCTGTTGCATATCAATCAGCAGGTCAAGAGTTATTGGAAGATGTTCCTCCCATAGAGTTTAACTGATTCATGAAGTCATTATACTTTGCATCATCATAATTGGCTTCTATTTGAGCTTTTGCTCTACTTGCCTTTCATGCATCCCCTCAGTAAAGGGTATCTTTCATCTTTACATAAGTTGCATCATCTACTGTTACCATGTTGTTATAAGTTTATGAATTAAAGTTTTATAAGTCTAAGTCCAAAGGTATCTGTTGTTGTTACACTATTAGCCTTTAGAGCTAATGTTACCACATCCTTTTTACCTAAGTTTAGAATAGCAGGAGTGATAAGACGATAAGAGTAATTTATTGTCATAGAGAATCTACTTTCACCATTTACCCATATTTGTATTGTATAATAATAGCTTGTTGTATCTCCCACCTGTCATGGTGTTATCTCAGCTAAGTAAGCTCATGCTAATGGTATTATAATATCTCCACCATTTATCTTATATTCAACATTCCCCTCGTTAGAATTTACTGTCCATGATGTAGGGGTATATCGCTTGGTATTTCAAACAAACATTGAATTAGTATTTCCAAACCATCAGTTAGAGAACTTATCTCTTACCTGCATTTTGTCACTAACTCTTCTCTGTTGATATCAAATTCACTCAATCTCATTGAGTTCTGCTCTATAATCTAATGTTGTTTGTACTTCTTGTGCCATCGTTTCTTATATTATAAAACTACATCAGTAATATCTGATACCATGCTTATCTCATATATCTCAGGAGTTAGCTTGTTATCTATTGAATTTAACTCTACTACAAACTGTATCTTATGCCAATATGGTATGTAGTTAGCTACAAAATTCTTACCAAATATCAAATCTGCACCATAACCTTGTTCTGCACTTTCTATTTTCTTTACTAATACCATATTATCGTATCATGTAGTAGTTATTGTAGCATCTCCATCTCCACTTATCTTAGTTAGAGAAGAATTGGCAGTATTATAACTACCCAAGTTTTGTATTGTTCTAAATGTTATTATGTTATTAGTCTTATCTACATCTATAATCTCAGCCTTAGTCTGATTTGCTACTGTATATTGGTCTCAAACTTTAGGTCGAGTTGAGATTCAACTTACCCAAAATCTTCGGAAGTAGTCATCATCAACTATTGCATAAACCTTGATATTTCCATCTTCTGAAGCCACATTCTTATATCAGATTTTTAGTTTCTCTAAAGCCTTTCTTGTGCTTAGTTTGTCCCAATAAATACTCTCACTTACTATATATCATGTGGGTGTATATCTCTGTTCGTTTATCTCTCCATAGTAGTTAACTCCATCTAATGTGTAGCACATACTAAAATATACTCCATTTTGACCAAGTATTATATTAGTAGAGCCAAATGGGTATCTAATAGGTCTACTCCATACTGTTCTCATTCAAGGAATCTCGTTTCCATACTTATAAATACCATCACATCATGGAATAAACAAACTATCTAAGAACATAGTCATTGACTTACTTGATGATACATCATTGAAATCAAACTTCTTCTTGGCATTATATGGCTCTTGGTTAATGTCATCTCATGAACTTGGAAAGTATATCTTGTTAGCTAATAAGCTTCTTTGATATCAGCTTACTGCATAAAGCCTATACTGATATCACTCAATACTTCCTGTAGTAGCTCATGATGTAGCTAATACATAACATACAGTTTCAGTATTTGTTACTGCTTTTACTAATAGTCATTTCCACTCAATAGCTTCTGTAGCAACAGCATCCACTCCATTCCAATAGTATTGCCTTGAGTTATAACCATCTGTAGTCCATATGATTAAGTTTCAAGCCTGCTGTGTAATATCAACTATTGTTTCATTCTCATCAACTATACTTTTTGTTGTAACTCATCGGTCTTGTAAGCTCACAATATCTAATTTATTTCAACTACCTATATATAAATCTCCTCACCATATAATTGCAGGGTGACTATCATAAGTTGTAATTGAAGCTCTTCATACAGTTATTTTACTTGTATCATATTCGTGTGCATTTACTATTTCTATTGTTCCATCAAATGTTGAGCTTGGAGTTATTGTTACTGTTATTGTTCCACTTCATATTAAATCTGATGCTACAAACCATCAATTTGCTCTTGCAGCAGTTGTGTTACCTCAAGTATCTATCACTACATTTCAAGTAGTTCTACCTCTAATTTTCATTGCTAACCTTACTCTTCCTGCTCCACTTGATGTGAATGTAGTTGTTAATGTTCAAGTATTTCATGGTGTATGTTCTGCTCAATTAGAAGTTATAGTCCATCATGTCCCTACTGTTCGGTCAGAAGCACCATTTTCAAATTTTGGTTGGCTTAATAATTCAGCTCAAGGGTTAAAAAGATTATCTCGGTCAACTGTGTCTATATAGCTTTTTCTTATAATTATTGCTGTTGTTCAATATGTTAATCAGTTAATCCATTCTGTAGTTATGTTAGACATTTGAGCATATAATGCTCATCCACCACTCGAATCTCATTCTCCCCCAAGTGAGCCATTATAAGTTTCACTTGTTTCTAATCTTCTATCTTTTGTAAAGATTGTCATTCAATAATATCATGCAGGAGAAATGGCTACTGGGTAACCATCTGTTCTATAGTTTAGAACTGAACTATCTAATCTGTGTCAGAGTTTAAATCATTTAGTATTATATCAAGTCTGTATTCATTCAGCAAAATAATAGCTACCTCAAGCAAATTCATCTGCCGAGATACCTTTTGTCCAATCTTGTAATGTTATGTCTTCTCTTTTAATATCTACCATTGTATATTATTCTAAGAATCATAAATAAGCATCTTCTACATGATATGCACTCTCATTCTCAAAGCATCATTCAGTTTGTATCTGCTGTATTCATTGTTGATAATATCATTCCCATAATTGTTGTTTGTCATAAACTTGTTTAGCTCAAAAGACAAGAGAATTCAGACCTTTAATCATGATGTTATGATATTCAGGAGGAAGCTTTATCTCATCAGAATCGCTTGTTAACTCCAAGTCTAAAGGTATGTATTTTCACTCCATGTATAGCTTTCATGCTTTCTTTGGAAGAGGTATTAAGAAAATGCTACCATCTCTGAGTATTCAGTATGGTTTCTCATGCCATTTAGGGTTTGTTACATCTTCTTCACTACTATACACAGAAGAGTCATACAAAGGTATCTTCTTACCATCTAAGAAAGCTGTTAATACAAGCTTTAGTCATGTGCTATCTTCACTTGGTTTAGGTAAAATATACTCAGATTGTCATTCTACTACATCTGTAGTAAAACTATTCCATGCATATTTCCTTGAGTTTACAGATAGCCTTGAGAATATATCTTTATAGATGATATTTAAGTATGTAAGATAATCAGAATCTGCTATTTGTCATGCAGGTGTTCAAGTCTGATCTCTTGATAATGTTATTATTGTAGATACATCCATTAGCTAATAAGTTCTATATAAAAGCTTTATGCCAAGAGGTTAGCAATGCCAACCCCTTGTATATAATGCCTTTACTAAGCAGCAATCTTGATTTTAACCATTCTCTCTTTTCCTTCTTGGAAAGTTTTAACTCCATATAGGCAAGAGATAATGTAGTAATCAGCTTTTTGCTTTGGTAATGGGTTTTTCCTTACATCAATGTTCTGTTGCATAACTAAATCAATAGCTCCTGGTCTACAAAGTAATGCAGTAGCTTCTTCAGCACCAACAGTAATAGTTGTGTCAGGTGTAGAAACTAATACATCTCCACTTGTAGTAAGAACTCCTGTAGAAGCATCTAAGTTAGCTCTAACATTCTTTAATTTAGCTCTGTCTGAAGCAGATACTTCAACATAAGTTGTTCCTGCTCCTGAAGCTCCATTGATAGCAGCAGCTAAGTTAGCCAAAGCAGCAGCATCGTTAGCTCCTTTAAGAACATTACCTGCTGTACTTCCGATAGAAGCAACAAATGTGAATTTAACTCCTGCAACAGTAATTTCATCAGTAGCAACTACACTTGAGAAGCTAATAGTTCTGCTGTGAGGAACATTGTTAGAAGAGTATACTTTGTATCATGCAAAGTTTCCTGCATAACCATTCTTCAAAGCCAAGTCAGCTAATGAGAATCAATCTTGAGCAACAGTTTGAGCAATAACACTTGCCATCTTAGGAGATACAACTAAAGCCCAAGTTTTGTCCATTTCACATCCATTTGCAGTAAGTTTAGCACCTGCTGTCATAACTGCATTAAGACAGTTAGAAGTAGATAATGAAATAGCTTGTCCTGCAGTTCCTCCGATGTCTCCTGCATCCATAGATACAACAGCATTAGAAACTTCAGATAATACTTTTCCATCGATATCGTTAGCTAATCTATAAGCAGCTCTTTCAACATAACTGTTTTCAAGGTCATACTTCATTTGTATCCAATCAACTTCATCGATAGCGAAAGAGATTTCTTTTGATTGGTCGATGTCAAGGTATTCATCAGTTCCAATTAAGTCTTGCTGAGTTGTGTCTGTGTACTTAACATAGTCATTAACAACTAAGTCATTTGGATAAGGTCTGTGAATTCTGTCTCCATATTTGAGATCAGGCTGTTCTTCGAAAGAACAAATTTGTGTAGCTACCAAAGCATTGCGAGTCAAGTATTGAATTCTTCTTGACCATAGCTCAGGTATAAAAGCATCTAAATTCTGTACCATGTTTGTAAATAAAATAGTAAGTAAAAGGTTTATTTACCTTTCCTTGCTTTCCACCATTGGTCAAATTCAGCATCTGACATTTGTCTCCAATCTTTCTCAGGCTCGGGGTCTTTTGTGATTCCTTCTACTCAAGTAGAACTTGGAGTCTGTGAAAGCAATTCAGGCTTGTTTTTCGCAAGGTATAAATTGAAAGCTGTCTGAGCATCCATTCATGCATATTGTGATTGGAGCTTTTTGACTTCTTCCCTAAACTCACTTGCAGTAGGGTTTTTCTCAAAGAATAGTTCCTCTTTTACCTTCTTATCGATGTAGCTATCATCGATTTGGTATTGAGCTTTTTCTTTTTCTTGTGCCTTCGCACTCTTAAAGCGAGACTGTCGTTTATCAGCTCTTTCCTTTTCCTTTTCATACAAGGCTTTGTAATCAAGCTCTTCTCAGTCTTCTCACTCCTCAACAGGAGTTGTGTCTAAAGTTTCTTCTTCAGGCATGGTTTATAATTGGTTAGTAATAAAGCATCATAACCTTAGCTAAAGCAGATTTGTTGGAGCATAAACCTGCAAACTGCGATTATGTTAGGTGGTTAACCTCTCAAGAATGTCTCTCTTTATGGCTGATGACTTTCCAAACTGCATTAACTTCTTTTTGCTTTTCTTGGTAATTCACCGATTCGTACATTAGTGGAATACTTTGTCTTGTTCGTGAATCTATCAAAGTATGGCTGTGCCTTTGGCATAGGTTGTCTTTGTGGTGTATTAACAACTCTCTTTGCACTATTAGTTTTCATTGCCATGTTAATATAACATAAGATATAAAACTAAACTTCTTGTTTGAACATATCATTTATTAAATCTGCTCTCTCTTGGTCTTCCATTTCATCTATATCTTCATCTGCTTTGTAATCAGGGTTATCTATCATTTGCTGTGGTAACTTTTCTATTACCCATGCAAGACATCTCATCTCAGCTCTTAATAAGTCTGATGGAGTTAGGTGTTCATCTGCTACATCCATGCAATCTCCATAGACAATCTTGTTAGCCAATGCTATTTGTCTATTTCTGATTAGCTCTTTCATTTTGTCCCATCATCTGCTTCTTAGTAGGTCATCAAGCTTTACCATTTTTTCGTTAGGCATTACATTACATTAGAATTTAAATTAACTGAGTCTCTTGTAATAAGCTCATCTTTACTTGGTGCAGCTTGAGACATCATTATGTTAGCTGCTGAGTTAGCCATCTCGTTTCATCACATTGGCATAGTAGGAGATTCTCATAACTCTAAGAGTAATCACTTTAACTTCTCCAATATCTCAGCTTTTAAATCTGAATCTTCAGCTTTCTGCATATATAACCAAACTGTGTAGAAGTCTATATCTGTTCTCTTGAATAAGCTCTTTGGCTTAACTCATAGATTTACCATATCTACATAGCTCATTGCTTGTCTCTCTTGTGGTGTATAGTCTAATATTGAATTAACTGTATTTGGTTTAAGTCATGTAGCTCTAAGATATAATCTCTTGAAGATAGCTTTGTTTACAGGTTTAATCTCAGGGTCTTGTGTAATCATAGGGTAGAGCATCATCAAAGTGTTCTTATCTTTCTCCTTAATAGCATTGATATCTTCTGAAGCTCAAACCATTATGTATGGCATCTGCTTTGTAACAAATTGGTCTTTCTCCAATGTAACTCATGTCCATTCAAAATCTGCATTAAGCAATACCCATTTCTTCTCACCATCCTTGAAGTTCTCAAGATATCATCTCCATCGTTGGAAGTAATAGTCTCTATAGAATCGTTGCTTGATAGTGTTCTTAACTGATAACTGCATATTAGCATTAGCTTGTATCTGCTGAGCTTCTGCTTTAGTCATACTCTTATCAGGCATGATTCATTGCTGTAATGAGTCTATCTTAGAATCGTATTTAGCTTCATTCTCTAACCAAGACATCATGTTCCATACATCAGTTTTAATCTGACTCTGTGGAAGTTCATACATAGCATTCTGAATTGGTTGAGTTCCTATCTCGTTTTCATCTATGAACAAATATCTTTGATCAAATGTTTTCTTCTGTAACTCCTCTTTGTTCTTAATAAGTCTACTATTAACAAGGAAGTCTCATCCTGTAGCTTCTCTCTTAGCTTTCATAAGTGATAGGTTAGCCAAGATAGATTTAGCATTCTGTTTGTCTTCTACTTTATCACATATAGATGTTCCAAATGGGTTTCATCTCACAGGGTCATAGTAGTTCAACATGATAGGTCGAGGAATAAGTCTTTCATCCAATTTCTCTTCCTTTGTTACAGGCTTCAATTTCTCTTGATAGAAGATTTCTGACATATCAGGTGAACAAACAAACTTCCATTTCTTTCCATCTACTATCGTGTAGTGAACATAGATGTCTAATGCGAAGTTATCTTCTATTTCATCAACTATGATTGGTCATGTTCCTGCTTTGTTCTGATAAGCCTCTCTTGTGAGAGTATCTTCCATGTTGTATTGTTTAGCAAACCATCTATTGATGGCATCCTTATCGTATAGGTCTTTAACATCATGAATGTTTGTTAACATACAGAATCAATGAAATCTGTAATTCTTTCCATCGAACTGTCATGTCTGTGTTGGTAATGGGTCAGGAATTCGTGATAGAGGGTTAATAGCTTTCCAAGTGTTAGTCAAAGTGTTATGGTCAAATCATGTCTTGTTTAGAATTCCTACTCAGAAGAATAAACTGTCTTGTTCTACTTGGTATTTGAGTTGTTGCATAGCTCATTCTCTTTCATCAAACTCTGCAACTGAATTTAAGTTCTGTGCTTCCTCTTCTCCCACCCATCAAGTTCTTGATATGAATTTACATTTAACTCCATTAGTGAAGAAAGATGCTATAAGTGTATCTATGTAGTTTCAAACCATGTTGATATTGATAATTTTCCCTCAGTTCTTAGCTTGAGGGTTTCGTTTCATGATTCTATCTCTGTATCTGATTCTTACAGGTCTTACATAGTTTAGTCATAAAGCATATTCTCTTTGAATTTGAGTAAGTATTGCTGACTTGTCCATGCTTAGTATGTAATATAAATTCAACTCGTATTATATTCTGAAAATTTCAAATGCAACTAAACTTTAGTATAGCATATCATCAAAACTTACTGTTATTATTTCAGTTCTCTCTGTAGGAGAGTTTGATCTTCCTAATGTTCGATACATTCTCATCATTATTGCATCTGCATAGTCGGGAGAATGTCAGAGTCTTTTCTTCATATCTTCCTTGCTTTCAAGTCTCACTTTATTCTCTCATTCTAAATCTTTGACTATGATGTTGTCTAACTCTATCTGAATCTTGTCTTTAAGTTCTCAAGATGTGTTAATTCTGATCTCTCTCTTCTCCATCAAATATTTAAGCTTGAAGTAGCATTGAGTTTTAAGGTTAGCATAGTTCCTTAACTCATCTTTCTGAACAAGTGGTGTTCAGTTATTCATAAAATTTACACATCCTCTCAGATTATCTGCGACTCATCATCCTACTCAATCAGAGTCTATGCAGATGTTTCATCTTCTACAGTTGTAATACTGCTCAAGCTCCTTAATAGTCTGAACTGTTTGGTCTGTAGTCTTTCCATTATAGCTTCTGATATCTACAACTTCTAAACCTTTCCAAACCATGATTACTGTGTTATCATCTCAGAGCCTTGCAACATCACAAGTAATGTAGGTTGTATCATCTGATTGAATATTAGCTTCAAATAAATCTGAAATCTCATCCCATCTGAATAGCTTTCATGGTGTGTTATCATAATCAAAGTTTCAGTATAAGAGTCTCTGCTTTGTTATCTCATCAGACCTCTCAAGCTGTGTAATATAGTCTTTAGAGATATATCGGTTATCTCATGCTGTTGACCTTACGAACTTTCTATAAGGTGGGAGAGTCCCATCCTTTCGTGGCTTGTAGTAGTCTTCATAAACATGACCTTTATTAGGGTTGAAACACTCCAAGAACTTTGGAGTTTTTTTAACAACTTCTCAATCAATAACAAAAGTATTCTGCCTTCAGATTCTTGTTTTGAGCATCTCGATACCTTTAGCATCTACTTCATTTGATTCATCGATGAAAGCTCATGTAAGCTCAAGAGATCAGAATCTTGTTCGCTCAGGGTCTGAAGGTTGAGTAGCACAATCTAATAAAATGATTTCACTTCAGTTGGAAAATTTGATAGTATTAGTCTGACCATTAAGAACTCCCCAATATTCTTTAGGAATTTTATAGAACTCCATTATCTTGTAATAGGTTGCTAATGTTGTTCTTCTTAAGTTTACCAACTCCTTTCTTCAAATAACCCATCTGCTTCATGCAAGCTGCATACTTGACATCCGAACAGCAAAACATCATGTCCAAGATTTAGTTCATCATGCAGCTCATCAGAATCAGATTTCAGTAGTGATATTATCATTCCAATAGTTTAATGCCTCAACTTGCTTCGGAGTTCATTCAAACTTTAAATCTAAATATTCAATCTCCTCTGCAACATTTTGTTGGTTAATAGGCTCTGCCATTGTTTACTACTTTTTTTTAAAAACAATCTTCTTTTTAGGAGCAGGTTTCTTCTCCTCTTCCTTTACAGCTTCTTCTACAACTTCATTAGGAATCTCTACTGTGATTTCCTTCTTAATAGGAGTTGGTTTCTCTTCCATCTTCTTTAGGAGAGATTTAAGCCACTCAATAACCTCTAAGCTTCTGAGGTTGTTCTTTCGTTCAAGCTCTCTGATTTTGTCTTCAAGCTCTCTTCTGATTTCTTCAATCATTCTTCTGTTGGTTGAATATAAAAGTTATGTAAATCTGAAATAACCTTAGAAATCTGAATCTTTTGGATGACAGAGAAAGGTTTACAGATTACTGACAATTGTTTTTCTATCTCTTCTCGGTTGTCTGTTCAGAAATATTCTTTAACTAAATCTGATTTATGTCTTCTGTGATATTTGATACAAAGAGTTAAATCTGATTTTAAACCTTGATAGATTTCTTTTATTCTTGCTTGGTTTGATATGGTCATCTTGGTTTGTTAATAATAGGGTCTAAAGCTTCTATCTTATCTGCGACAAAGTCATGAAACTCCTGCAGATTGAAATCTTGATAGGTTGGTGGGTTTTCCACATCATATTCTTGAACTGCCATGAATTCACAGAGAACTAACTCTGCATTCTTATATTCCTTTTGCTTTACCAATAATGTGGAAGCAATAGTCTTTCTTGGCATATCTTGACATTTTGTTAGAAATAAAATCTGAGTCTTATTTTGTTAGTCGTTTTCTCGGTGGAGCATAGTTGCCTTTCATTAGTTCAGAACTACTATGCATTATTTTCACCACTTTCTTCATTGTCAATAGGTTTTTCTCACAAGACTATATGAATTGACCTCAAAACGACCTTGTGATTAACATCTTGTTCCTCCTTAACATAAGTGGTTGGTTGTCAGTTCTGAATTCTATTCATGCTTCGGATGGTGTTTAAATCTTTAACATTGATGTTTCATTTCTCTTCCATCTGATCTAACTTCATTGCAGTAAGTTCTATAGCTTTGTTAATATTTCAAAGTAAAAACTCTGCAGATGGCTCTAACTTCTCTGCAAGTTTAGTCTCGACTTTCTTAATGGCTTTATCTGCTGCTCTTACTTTTAACTCCTTCTTCTCCTTTGCCCATCATTTTGTATTCTTTGCTCGTGTGGCATTATATCTTGTTCATTTATCTTCTATAAATTGCTTAACATCAGTAAACTTAGAAGCCATAAACTCTTTCTTTAGTTTTTCGTAATCTCGCTTTTGCTTTGGCATTTCTCTTGTAGTTTATCATTTAAAAGTTTTAGCTCATGTTGATAGTATGGAATAGTGAATCGCATTAAGATATAATTCATTCGTGTGAACATCTAATTTTTAAAGAAAGAAATAAATCTGTTTCGTAATGTTGGTTTGGGTTGCTCAGGTGGAAGTGGGTTGCAATGTTTATCGCATGGAATAAATTTGGTGTTATGCTTCATTGCTTCTATCTTCCATAGCTCATCTATGTCTACAATCTGAATATTCTCTTCTCTGAGAGTTGCTCTTCTTCTAATGTTGTCTGAAATTGGATGTTTAGGTTTATGCATTCTCCTTTGGTGAATAACACATGGAGAGTAGATTGCATCTCTGAGAGTCATCCCTCTTTCGAGTCTTCTTCGGAATTGTGGGTAGGAGACATATTCTCTTCACATAGCTAATTGCTTCTGCTTATGTATTCATCGGAAGTATTTAATGTCTCATGCATTGTATAGGTTGGAGATTTTAGACATGGTGCTGTGGGTAAGAAGATAAAGTAGAAATCTGATTGCATAGAACTTTGTTAAGATGTTTCAGTTCGGTAATATGATCTACCATTGTTTCAAATTGCTCCTTGTATTCTTCTAACTTGGTTTTTAGCTCCTTAATCTCTGCTTCCTTTTTATGATAGGATGCTTGTAGGAGTCTTTCACTATCACTTATGTGTTTCATGAGTTTTGTTTAAAAAAATAAAAAAGTCTGACTAAGTGGTCAGCTTCTTAGAAAACTTTATAATCTCGTTTGTATACTGTTCTATGATATCTTGTATCTCAGGAGTTGATAGTTTATAAACCTCCTTTGATTTTGATATCATCTTATCTACATCTGCTATTCCATATTCATTCTGCATCCATCTTGTATAAGCGATGTAGTTTCAGTTTAAAATAACATTGCATCTCATACATCATGCATGGCAGTTAGTCTCACTATAGCGATAAAACCAACAGGCTCTTGTAATGAAATGCATATTCTGAGCTTTCTTTCGATGTATCTTAGCTCAACATAATGGACAAGTAACTATTCAATGTTTATCTGCATCTCTTAGTCTGATATAGGTGCTGAAAATAGAGTCAGCTTTCTTTACAAGCTTACTACGAGATGGAGATTTTGTTTTTTTAGTTTTTGCCATAAGCCAAAATGCCATGAATTAAATCATGGCTCTACTACATTTCTATCACATCGATATAATTATACTCGATTCTTTTTTAAAAAACAAGACTTTTTGCATAGAAAAAAGAGTTAAAGTCTGATGATATAACTCTTGGTTATCATAAAATACAGATGTCAGCTTGTATTCACTTATTGACTTTTATATTATATGTTATGTGTGTGTGGTAAAATCAGCTGAGAAATATACTGATTTTACTTCTTAAATGTATGAGAAAAATGTATTTAATCGTATTAGAGTTTGCCAAGTGGTTGGCTTCAACTAAAAATTTTTCTAAATCAACAATAGAAACTTATATAAGAGCATTGAATGCCTTAGATGAATATATTAAGCAATTATCTTTTGGTGCGAGGGGAGTTGACCTTCCTTACTCCATAGAGCTTGATGATGTTGAAGAATTCGCAGAAAGAGAAAAGCTCAGATGAAAAAAAGTTACTACTGTAAATAACTATTTAGCTTGAATCAAAGTGTTCCTTAAGTTCTGTAACCATAAAGGTTTGAATGTTTTAGACTATAGAAGAATACTATTCGCTAAAGAGCCTGATTATCATATAGAAGCTTTAGAGGAAAAGGAAATGAAAAAGCTGCTTGATTTCATGAGAACTGATAGGAGCAAGGATGAGCTTGTGAGACTCAGAGATTATGCTATGTGATTAGTTCTCACTTATGGATGATTAAGAGTAGGGGAGATGATAAATTTGAAAGTAGAACACATTAAGGAAAATCTTCAGATAATCTGAAAGGGGAATAATAGGAGACTTGTTTATCTATATTCTGATTACATAAAAGTTATTGATCTATACCTTTTTCTCAGGAGAAGGGAAAAGATAAATTCTGAATATGTGTTTGTGAGTCATTCTAATAACTCAAAGGGAAAACCATTAAACAGATGTTCAGTAGAAAAGATAATTAGAGAAGCATGAAAACAAGTCTGAGTAGAAGTTCGACCTCATAAGCTAAGACATACTTGTGCTACACAGATGTTGGAACATGGTGGAGAAATAGCTTATATATGACAGATTTTATGACATAAAAACCTCAGAACAACTCAGACTTATTTAGATTATAGCAATGATAAATTAAGGAAAACACAGTTCTTAATTCCTCAAATCTAAAAAGTAGGAGAGTCTCCTTCTCCTACTTTGCATTTTGTTTGTGAAAACCCTATGAATTTTACAAGTTCAGAACTTGCAAAAAATTTTTCTGTTCGAAAACTTGCAAAATAAAAAATTATATGTATAATTACATCGTTGATATTAATCAAACTTCTTATCAAAATCACTTGACTAAGAAAATGAGATTTGTATCATAATGTTGATGTAAGACTTATTTACGAGCTACCAAGCTCGATAAAAAAATATCTCCATAGTTTGCACAAGCAAGTTACTGCAGACTATAGGTATCTAAATAAAAGCTTACATCAATAACGATGTGAGCTTTTTTCTTTCTACTACACACTTGGCTCTACTACACATTCCAGCCTATCACACACACATCAAAAAAGCAAACATCGAACAAAGGGTTTCACAGCAAATAGCTTTTGTTCATATTTGCTGTAGGATATGAAACCCTCCTGCAGCACATATGAATGAAAGCTTTTTTTGTAGACCTCCATCGTGAGAACTTAAAAGATTATTCATATGCTACAGCTAAACTGAACAATCTTTTATTTTTCTAACCCACAAAAAACCGATGCAACTAATCGATAAAGGGAATTGAAAAAACTATTACTGAGTAGAAGCTGATGGCTCTATTCATGAGATTGTCAGAGTGAGGGGGTATTTCTATAGGTGCAAGTATGTCATTGGAGAATGACTTAGACCTATGGGAGATGCTCTCAAGAAATCTGAATACTCTTTAGAGGAGTAAATTATTTATCTACCACACTTAAAGAAGAAGATGCAAGAAAAAGAGATTACTATCAACAATGTCATGGAGTTTATATTTCAGAACTGCAATGACACAGAGATGATGGACAAGATTAACAGAATCACATTCCCATTTACAAGTAAGTTTGATAACTACTCAACGAGAAACAGTAGCAAAAGGAGAATAAAAGTCTGATGAGGTTATCAACCATCCTATGAAGACTTAAAGGAATTTATAGAAAGAGATTGAGATGACTTTTAATTCATAGCCACATGATAAAATGGAAGATGCTAAAATGTTCCGATGATCTGTGTTCTATGAATTATGAATGGCTTGTGATGATGTTAGTGAGAGAGCTGAGCTATGGCAAGCTATAATGGAATATGGTTTGTATGGCAAAGAGCCTCCTAAGAAGTTTAAGAGAGACTTTATAAACATCAGATTCATATTGAATAGGAGTAAACAGATATCTGAAGAAAGAAGTAAGGCATGAAGTAAACATGAAGGTAATCAATACACAAGGTGAGATGGAAAACGAAAAAGTAATGATAAAGCACAAAATAATGTAGTGGAACAAAATGGAACAAATGGAACGAATAAGAATAAGAATAAGAATAAGAAAGAGAATATAAAAAAAGAAGTGTATAAGAAAAAAGATTCATCCCCTAAACAATTATTTGGTGCTATAGTAGAACTAACACAAGAAGAATATGGAAGACTCGCCTCGAAATTTGGAGAACAAATTGTGAAGAAATATATTGCTTTCATGGACTCTTACTGTGCTGAACATCACAAGACATATACCGATTACAACCTCGCCCTCCAAAAATGGATGGCTAAAGACAATGTCAAGGAACTGCCACAGAAGAAAGAGAATGTGTTGAGAGAGTTTGAGATAGAAGATTGAGTTTATGACATTGATAAAATCAACTCATTTAACTCCTAACCTAAACAAAACATGAAAGACAGATGAGAAGAAAAAGAAAGGTTAGAGAGACAGATTATTGCAGCCTTACTGATGGACTATGATGGTTTAATAGACTTCTTAGATATACCATTCGAAGAGTTTAAGTCTGATTATGCTGAGATATTAAAAGCAATGAAAGAAAGCTGAACATCAGACCCAACAGTAATAGCTACAAAATGTCGCCATGTCTCGATAGATGAGATTCGAGATATCTCTACCGAAATACTTGCTTGTAACCAATCAGACTTCTTAGTCTTTGTTGAGAGTCTACAAGATATCTTAACTAAAGAGAAGTTATCAAGTAAGATATATGACTTATGACTCAAGTTAAAGTCATGACTACCAATTACTGATATCTATGAAGAGATAAACAAGCTTAAATCTGAATGAGAAGTTAAGCAAGATTTAAAGACAGCATTAACTGAACTATATGAAGAGATTACATGAGAGAGGGAAGTTAAGATAGTGAAGACATGATACAGAGATATTGATAACCTAATTGGATGATTTGAAGCTAATCAGATTGTGGTTATAGGAGCAAGACCTTGAGTATGAAAATCTATGTTCGCTATAAACCTTATCAATAACAACATCTTAGCTTGAGAGAAGGTAGCTTTATTCTCTTTAGAGATGGACAATAAGCAAATCTTAAGAAGGTTATTAGCAATGAATAGTTGAGTATGAGTATGGAAACTTAAGGAGAAAGTTGAATGAGAGATGTGAGAAAAAGTCTGAAAGTGATTTAGTAGATTATGAGACCAATTAGAGAACTTACGAATATTTGATAATGTGCATACGATATGAGAAGTTGAAAGAGAGATAAGAAAGCTGAAGCATCAACAATGAGTTTCTATCTTCTACTTAGATTATCTCCAACTAATCAGAAACCCAAGCATTAAGTGAAACCCTATTGAAGCTCTTACTGATATGAGTCAAAGGTTAAAGCAGTTAGCTCTACAGCTTTGAGTTACTATTGTGGAGTTATCACAGCTCAATAGAGAGAGTGATAAGTCAGCAGTTAAGAGAGCGAGTCAATTAAGGTGAAGCTGAAGTATAGAACAAGATGCTGACATGGTGCGAATCTTAGATAAAGAAGATGAGACATGAAACAAGATACAAGTCAGCATTCAGAAATGTAGGGATGGAAGAATTGGAGATGTAGAACTTATGCAGATGTCAGACATCATGAAGATATCAGATTTACCTACTAAACCTAAACCATTCTAATGAACTACTTAGAGACATATGACTTCCTTGCAACATCGAGAGAGAATGCAGAGAAGAAGATGGAAGCAGTTATCAGAAAACATTATTGGAAGTATGGTAAGATGCTTCACATAGAAAACCTATGGCTAATAAACCACAACTTGTGGAGATGTAATTTAACTTACTAATTGACTAAAGATGCCAATAGAAGAAATCGAGAGAATAGAGAAGCAGTTAATGTTCAAGATATTCTTGAGAAGAATCTGACTCCATTCTCTTATGGAATACTACAAGCTGTTTGAGGATGACTTGGAGAAGAGACAAACAGCAGTAGAGCGATATTTAGATGTTTACAAAAACCCAAAATGAAAGTAAAAACTTATGCACCTAACTCAGTTAGGTTTGAGGTAGATGGTGATGTATACAGATATGCCATCTACATCAACGATGAACTCTATGAGCTATGCCCAATTCAAGTTCATAAGGAGGAAGCAGAAATGAGACTCCATGAAATAATGAATGAGCTATGAATAGAGTGAAACGATGAAGTAATTTATAAAGAAATTTAGATCATAATTTATTATCAAAAATGACTACAGCAAAGATTACAGAAATTACAAAGGTTAACGAATGGAAATGACCTAATTGACCTATCTACTACATTAACATGAAGTTAGATAATAATGAACAAATCAGTTTAGGAAAGAAGAAAGCTGATGCATTCAAAGTAGGAGATACAGTTAACTACGAATCATTCGAAGAGAATGGTAAGACTAAGTATAAGGAGATTAAAGAAAACCCATTTAAACCAAGAGCATATAGTTGAGAATGAAACAACAAAGGTGCAATGGTTTGAATGGCTATTAAGACAGCATTTGAGGTTTTCTACGATGCAAAGAAAGAGAACTTCAAAGAAACAATGGCATTAGCCTATAGAATATACGAAGAAGCTATGGCTATGTTTAATGAAGGAGAAGAGAAAGAATCTGCTAAAGATGATAAGCTTCCTTTCTAAGTCAACCGAAGACTTTAAAATCAGAGCTTGTTAGTCATTGAATCTCTGCAATGTAAAAGAAAGTGAGACTCAGATATTTCTCTTTAAAACCTTGCAAGCTCTATTCTTTATCATTTAAAACACAATATGGAATATAAACTTAACTCATTAAAAACCTTTAAAGATAACTGAATATTAGTTGTCTGTGGAATGATTATAGCATTATTTGGAATGCTTTTACCTATGTCTTGGTGAGCTTCTTATAGTGAAGAAGTGAAAGCTGAATCTGAAACTGAGACAGCATGAACTGCAGAAATTCGAGAGCCATGACAGTTAGTGGAAGATGAACTTTGACTACATCAAGAGATGCCACCTATATCAGAGAATATATCAGATTCTCATGAAAGGTTTAAAGAATTAGCAGCAGCTTATAGTTTAGATGCAAGTATGTTTTGGCAAGTGGAAAATCACTACTGAATTAAGGAGTGAGTAATACTTTGTATCACCATAGCCGAAACATCATGAGGTAATAGATGATATGGAAAGACAAACCCATGAAATGTTGGGAATAATGATAGGTGAGACCGTATTCAATATGCTTTCTTTGAAACTTGATTAGAGAAAATCTGACAAACACTCACCAACAAATATTTGTGAAGAAAACAGACACTTTGATGCCTATCAAATGCATGAAGTTGCTCTGAATCAAATGATAATTGAAGTAGATATGCTACAAGCGAGTGAAGTTGGCAGAAAAATATGGTGGCTTGCTTAAGCACAATCTACTGAAAAATAGATGCATCAACCTTTAGTATTAGAAGATAAGAAGATGAGTAAGGAAGATAAAATAATAGAGGTGTTAGCATGGCTGCTTATCATAGCCATAATAACATTCTGCATCCGATTTAATTACAAACTAAACATAAATGAAAGTATTGAGCCTATTTGACTGAATAGCTTGTTGATATGAAGCATTGCTTAGAGCATGAATCAAGGTAGACAAGTATTATGCAAGCGAGATAGATAAGTATGCAATACAGATAGCCCAAAAGAATCATCCTGACATAATTCAGATTTGAGATGTTCAAAAAATCTGATTTAATAGAGATGAGCTATGATGATGAGATATGTTATATAGGTTAGAAGATGATGGATCTATATATCTCATAGATAGATGACCAATAGATTTACTTATTGGTGGTAGCCCATGTCAATGATTCTCTGTAGCATGAAAGATGCTAAACTTTGATGATCCTCGTAGTAAGCTATTCTTTGAGTTTGTTAGAATTCTTAGAGAAGTTAAACCAAAATACTTTCTCTTGGAGAATGTGAAAATGAAGAAAGAACGGCAAGATATAATAAGCAGAGAGCTGTGAGTAGAGCCTATTGAGATAAACTCAAGCTTGGTATCTGCACAGAATAGGAGAAGACTTTATCGAACGAACATACCTAATGTTTCTCTGCCAAAAGATAGGGGAATTCTATTGAAAGATATACTCCAAGAGAATGTAGATGAAAAATACTACTACTCACAAGAAAGATGGGAGAAACTATTGGCAAATAAGTATGAGATTCTGAAAAGGTTGGAAGATGTAGAGAGTAAATGTGCTACAATAGTAACCAACTGATGAGGGAATCATGAGAAAAAGATAGTAGTAAGCTTGGCTTACCCTAACTCAACCACAAGAAGATGAAGAGTTATTAAATGAAAATCAGCCACACTTACTACACATGGAGATGAGTGAGTGTATAGTAAAGTGATCAGGAAGCTGACTCCAATAGAATATGAGAGACTTCAGACTTTAGAAGACAACTACACAGAAGGAATTTCAGATTCCCAAAGGTATAAGATGCTTGGGAATTGATGGACAGTAGATGTTATATCCCATATATTCAGTTTTATGGAGAGTCATAGCCAAGAGTAGATGTTCGCATCAGCCGGGATAACCTGGAATACTCTAAAAGTTTGACAGTCAGGTAGCTTAGTCAGAGATGGCTAAGGGGCTATGAATTTGCCTCATGGAATCCTGCAACCTACACCACCTTGTAGGGTGTATAAGAAGATAAAAAATACAATACACTTAGGCAAGAGGTGGCTTGCCTTAATGGAGGAGTATATAGAGAAATCTATTGTCGATGACACAGCAGAGTTATTAACTGAAAGAGGTTTGACTCCTTGGCTCCTCCTAAAGATCTAAAAGAAACTGCTCCTACATTGTGGAGTGAAGATGTGGGAGTAGTTTATAATCAGATTTATTTATTAAGTTTATAACAGATGGAAAAGAAAAAAGAGAAATCTGAATTAGAATGAAGAAAGTATTGGAAAGAGAAAGCAGAGAGATTACAAAGGGAGAATATAGAACTAAGAAATAGATTAGATGCTTATGAATTAGCATTGAATATATGGAGTAAAGGACAGTCAGAATTACTTATGTGAAAGAATTATGAGCAACAATTTGAGAACTGAATGCCTAAATACAAATCAGATTTATTTAAGTAATTATTTACAAATGGAAAAACTTGTAGAGTTATTGAATGAGTATAGGACTGAAAAACTTAGAAGAGAGATGTATGTGAATTGAGCTGACAAAGAAGCAATAGAATTATCAGAAGCAGAGAGAATAAATGAATATGAAGTAAGTCAGACTTTAGATAGTTTGAATTATTTAAGGTTGTTTATCAAATGGTTAGTAGAGAATGAGAAAATAGATTTTGAAAACCGAGATTTAAAAGACAAATATATGGAGTATTTTGAAAGGTACCCATATAGACCTTATACAGACTTTTCTTTAGAATGACTTATTATGCTACTAAGCATACAAGACAACCCTATTGAGTTTTTAGTTAGTATTCTGAAGTAATCAGACTTTTATATTATTTACCTATGGAGAGAATGGGAACAGAATATCAAATATTTAACTGAAAAGAATATGTTAGTTTGAGGAGATTTTGGAATATGGAATGAAAGTATAAAACAGAGAAAGCAAAGAACGAGGAGTTAGAAGAAGAAAATAAAAAGCTGAAAGACAGCAATACAATATTAAAGAAAGGCTGACAAGTAGTTTTCACTTTAGAAAAGAGAATAGATGAGCTTTTAGAAGAAAACTCAAAGCTGAAAGAAGACTTGGGAGAATATAAGAAGATGTTTGAAGACCACTTAAAAGAGTGTTATATTAAGAATACAGCAGAGTTCTTAGACAAGAAATTCCCTAAAATAAATTGATTTATGGAAGAAGACACTCTACAAGAGCTTAGAGATTTAGGGGAGATTTAGATGTTACCGACATCAATGTCGGAAACATAATCAGACTTTTATTTCCCAAATCAGAAAAAAATTACACTTTGGGAAATGAGAGTAATCAGACTTTTATATACATATTTGTATACTATGAAACTTACATTTGATGATTTCCCACGATGGCTAAACCCCAAGCTATCTCATAAAGAGATTAAGAAATGTTATGAAGATGAGATTAAAAAAATAGATGACATGGCAGCATGGAGAAAATCTCCTAACAAAGTACCATGATTTCCATGAGCTTATTATTGTGTGGCTTTTACTGACTATACTAAATACCAATGAAAGACCAATGTAGGAGATGCTGACTACATATAGAGGAATGACTACGATGTAAAAATTGTAGATCAAAGGTAGATGAAGAACTTGCAGGAGAGATAAGCAGACCATTTGCATATTACTTTAGACATTATATTAAGAGATGAAAGAAGATTATTCAGAAGCATCTATAAGAGAAGCAGAAGACTTATTAGTTAAATCTGAACTAAAAGGAAAACATACTCTACAAGTAGTTGCAGAGTTGTTAGAGGTTATTAAAGACCAAGAGGTTATTATTGAAGACTTAAAAGAAGAAGTTGCTATTGCTAAAAATTTTAGATTTTAACCAACTATAAACATGGCAAAGAAAGCATTTGAGAAAAGAGAAGCTCAGTTACACAAGTTTGATGTTCTTAGTGAGCTTAATGTTTACAAAGAGCTTGCAGATTTCCGAGAGAAGAAGTATGATATGGAGAGAACTAAGCACATTATCACTTTCGCATTTGTTATCTTAGAAGCATTGATAATCTGAATTTTAGCTTATTATTTATAGGAGCATGGTAACTTATATTAAATGTGAGATATGTGGGAAAGAGATTCCACAGAGAAGCTGACCAAGAAAATACTGCACCCATTGTAGCAACATCGTAGCGAGAGAGAAGCAGAAGAAATTTAGAGAAGAACACAGAGAAGAAATTAGAGAAAGAGTGAAAGAGTTGAGAAAGAGTAAGCTGAAGAAACTCAATGAAGCTTAGAATAAATTACATAACGAAAGGAACTGATGTTTCTAAACAAAAAGGAGTCAGATTTATAGACTCCTTTTTTTGATACGAAGTAGATTTAAGATAAGAATCTTATTTCTTTTTTCAACCTCCTATCTTAATCTTTCCTTTTCACTTAGATCAACAAGGCATGGTATAATATAGTTAAGAGTTAAAAACATCATAAATAACAAGTATAAGTAGCACAACGAATAGAGTAAAAGTCAGACTTATTTTCATTTATATACTATTATAGAGGTAAAAGAAATATAAATAAATAAAAGAAATCTGATTTATAATATTTTTATGCTTATGTCTGAAACTGCTGACAGATTTACACTCACATATACAAATAAATATGTCATTTGTCTTATTTCACTAACCTGACTGTCGGTTAATGTAAGTGTAGAAGTTCATAATCAGCTTATTACTCCTGTCATAGTCTTATGCCTTAAATCTATTGTTAATTCTGTACTATATGTTCCTAAAGTAGCATTTCATAAATTATTCCCCTTGTAACTTGTCCCATTATAGAACTCAGCACCTATTCCATTATAACCACTTCACTGTAAAAACATAGTCGCACTACCCGTTCCCCATCAAGTTCAAGCTCATAATCAAACAGAAGTAGCATTATAGACATCTGTGGAATTTACCACATCTGTAAAAGAGATTATTATTTTTTCAGCAGTTGCTAAACTTGGAATGTCTTTCTTTATTCTACAGTCTGTTGCGGGGCTATACCTTCAAGTTACTCAGTCGGAATTAGTATATATTCAACCTACTAATAGTGTCCATTCGTTTCAGATTTCTGCTGCTGTTTTTCACTTAAAAGTATAATCATACTCATATTGAGTAGGTCGTACCACATTCTCTCCTATATATATTCTCTGTATTTTGTTTCACATAACTCATTTGAAAAGAATTTAAAAGTCTGATTACTTTTTAAGTTCTGCCACACTTCAAGTATTATTACTATTCTCTATTTGTTCTTTGTCTAACTCTATATTCAGAGTTTCTAATTCTGTTTTTTTTACTTCTTCAGAATTATTATTTATATTCAGATTTCTCTGTTGTTGGTACTCTCCTATATAAGCATTCTTTAACGAGTGTTCAAACATCTGTAAATGAAAAGAAATAAATCTGATTAGCTTATTCATATGTTACTGTTGCTTTAACTGTCCGACTACTTGGTGTTCAAAGAGCTGCAACATACAAATATGGGTTTCAAGAACTAAATATTGTATTTATTGCCGAAATC